CCCATACTGCCCAGAAGGTACTGTGTACTTCCTGAACACCAACTACCTGTCGCTCTACATCCACGAGCAAGGTTCGTTTGTGTTCACGGGCTTTGAGTCCACTCTCCCCAACTGGCAGATTGGTTATGTTGGTGCGGTTTTGATGATTGCCGAACTGGTGAACGTCAAGCCCAAAGCCATGACCAAGGTGACGGGCTACAACTACCTCTCGCTGTAAGGAGTAAGTCATGTCATTAGCTGCAAATAAAATCTTACTGGCAAATGCCGCAACCAACACCGCTGGTGCTTATATCCAGCCTGTTGCTCTCGGTAACGCCACCGCTACCATCCCCGCAGGTTGGTATCAAGTGTTGGCTACGGCTAACGTCACCATCGAAATGAACACCTCTAACAACATCTCGTCTCCGACTTGGGTTGTTTCGCTGGCTAACAACACCAGTGGCGTGATTCTTTCTGACGGCGTTAACTTCCGTGCCAACGTGCTGTCTGGCACTCCTACCATCACCTTGTATGCAACCAACGGCGGTCAAAACGCTACTGGTACATACAACTCTTGATAGGAGCCGGTAATGAACGCGAACCATGTAGGGGCGTTGTACCCTGACAATTTTGGTAGTTTTGTTGTCTGCAAAAACCCGAATAACATCTTTTTAGGTGCTACCGGCAATGCAGTCGCAACTCTTGCTCAAAACAACAATACGTCATACATCGTTCGCCGTGTTACCGTAGCTGGCGCTAGTGGCAGTGTTGCTCTTGCAAACGTGACGATTCTCACCAGCAATGATGGGAATACGAGCAATGCAGTGACCAACGCTGCCGCACTGACTACCATTTCAGGTACTGCCAAGTTCCAAGACTTGCCGCTGTCTACCGCAGCAGCATCGACTGTGTACTCTGGTTCCCTGTATGTGTATGTTGGCACAGCAGCAGCAGCCAACAATTCTGTTGAAATCACGGTTTACGGTGACGTTGTAACACTATGAGTTCAGTGATTTATGTAACTAATCGCGGTGACACCAAGCTCAAAGACGGGTTTGGTGGCACGTTCTACGAGTTCAAAAAAGATGAAACCGTAGAAATACCGTTAGATGCTGCAAAGCATATTTTTGGTTACATGAATCCCAACAAAGAACCGTATCTGGCCCGTTTGGGCTGGGTGCGTACTGTTGCTGAACTAGACAAAGGATTGGAGAAACTGGCAGAGTTTGAACTCTCTGAACAGGCTCCAGAGATGAACCGCTCCTTACCCTCGGCGGTTGGTGTAGTACCCTTGCACGTTGAAAAACGTGCAGGGGGAAAGCTCCAGCAACCAAGGACGGCTTAACATGGATGCCAAATGGCAACACTCTCTTCCTACATCACGGAAGTGCAGCGACTCTTGCATGACGCAAACGCTGTCTTCTGGTCTACGTCCGAGTTAACGAGTTACATTAACGAGGCACGAGAGCGAGTAGTTAGAGATACTGGCTGTTTACGCACCCTTCAAATCACAAGTACCCCGCTGAGCAACACAGGTGTTGTTGCTATTCCGTGGGCTGCTGGCTTAGCCGTCAACACTGGCGACTTTGTTTTTTCCAACATCTTCATTTATCAAGTCACTGCTGGTGGCACATTAGGCACGACACCGCCTCCGTACCCTGCCAGCAGTGCTACGTTCCCGCCATCTACCCCGTTTACCAACGGTACGGCTACACTGCAATACTCCAGCCCCGCAGAGATTATCAATCTTGCCGCGCTGCCTAACGGTGTGCAGACGTTAGATGTGCTGAACGTCACGATTTACTGGGGTAACAGTCGTATTCCGTTGCGTTACCTGCCGTGGACTAACTTCAACGCGCAACTGCGTTATTGGCAGAACTACGTAGGCCGTCCCGTGTGTTTCAGTATGTACGGACAAGGACAGCTTTACATCGGGCCAGTGCCAGACCAAACTTACTCTTGCGAAATTGATACGGTCATCCTGCCTTCAGCACTGGTTATCACAAATCCAGATGTGACGGACTCCATTGTTGACCCGTACACAACGCCTGTTGCCTTCTATGCAGCTTACAAAGCCAAGTTCAAAGAACAAAGCTACGGTGAAGCTGAGATTTATAAACAAGAATACGCTAAGCATGTGCAGGCTGCGCTTAACAGCACTTACACACGCCGAATCCCCGACCCTTATAGCAGCATCTACTAATCATGGCAGCAGCAGAGCAGAAGAAATCTTATGCTGTCATCAAAGAGTTTGCTGGGCTTAATACCAAAGCTAACAGGACGGCAATCAAGCAAGATGAATTTGCTTGGATTGAGAACGCCATGCCTATCGGGTTTGGCAACATCAAAATTACCCCTGCTCAGTCTCGCGTCAAAGATTCCGGCAACGTATCTGTGTCGTTTGCCAACACTGTTACCTACCTAACATCTGCAAATCTTGGGTTAAGCAACTACGTTTTAGCGTTTGAAGACAACGGCAGCGCCCAATACTTCAAGATTGACAACGCCACAAAAGGAAACGTAGCTACATCCGGCACGTTTTCAACTTCTGGCGTGTCTGCCGCGCAGTACAAGAACGAGCGGGTGATTATTGGCGACCCGACTAAAGGTTTGTCTTCGTGGGATGGCAACAATGTCGTTTCCATCGGGTCTGTAGGCATTATCGGCATCACAAATCCCGGTTCTGGCTACCTTTCTGCGCCCAGCGTCACCATTTCTGCGCCTAACGATGCCAACGGTGTGCAAGCAACTGCGGTTTGCACAATTACAACCGGGTCTGGCGGGGTCAACAGCATCAACGTCACCGCTGGTGGCACTGGTTACACGGCTGTGCCGGGCGTGATTCTCAGCGCACCTAACGTGCAAGGTGGTACACAAGCACAAGCAGTGGCTACCATCTCTGGTGGTGCAGTTGTTGCTGTGACAGTCGTGGTTGCAGGCTCGGGATACACCACTGCGCCCAGCGTTTCCTTCTCATCTGGTGCAGCAGCAGCTACCGCTGTGCTGACAACCGGGCAAGTCAACAGTGTCACGCTGACAAACGCAGGTACAGGCTACACATCACAGCCTACCGTGACCTTCTCTGCCCCGCCTAGCGGCACAACTGCTACCGCAGTGGCGCAGTACAACACATTTAAGACTGGCACACTGTCTGTGCTGGTGACTAACGGTGGTTCTGGCTACGGTGCGTCTGGCTCTTTCTCTGTGTCTTTCAGTGGAGGGGCTGGCGGTTCTGGTGCAGCAGGTACAGCGATTGTCAGTGGTGGTCAGGTCACGCAAGTCATCATGACCAACCCCGGTTCTGGCTATACATCTGCGGGTACGGTCAGCTTCTCGTCAGGTGCAGGCACAGGCGCTACTGGCACAGTCGTACTTAACAGTGACCAGATTGTTGACGTAGCCGTGTTTTCAGGCCGTGTGTGGGTTGCGGCAGGGCGTACTGTGTATTACTCAGCCGCAGGCTCGTACAGCGACTTTACAAGCGTTTCTGCTGGGTCTTTTGTACTCACAGACTCAACGCTGCACGGCAACATTCAGGCTTTGCTGTCTGCCAACAATTTTCTGTACATCTACGGTGATGACAGCATCAACGTGTTTTCAGACTTGCGGGTGTCCAGCACGGGCGCAACCCTGTTTACGAACACCAACGTCAGCGCCAGCGTAGGCTCCAGACGCATTTACGCCATCTTCCCGTACTTCCGTTCTGTCTTGTTCATGAACGACTATGGGGTATATGCGCTTGTAGGTTCTACCACCAGCAAGATTTCAGACCCGCTTGACGGCGTGTTCCCGTTGATAGATTTCAGCCTGCCCGTATCCGCAGGTCAGGTGCTGCTGAACAACATTCTGTGCGCGTCTTTCAACTTCACCTACAACGACCCGACACTAGGCCCGAGACAGATACAAGCAGTGTTCTTTGACAAGAAATGGTTTATCACAAGTCAGGGAAGTGTTGACTACATCACATCTGTGCCTGTTTCAGGTTTGATTTCTTTGTACGGCGTTGATGACAAAGACCTGTACAAGCTCTACGGCAGCAGCACAGATAACGTCAGCAGCATGGTGAAGACGGCACTGATGCCGATGAACGACCCTATCCGTACCAAACAGGCTTTGAAGTTTGGTATTGAGGCTACGTTATCTAAGAGCGCAACCCTGAATGTCACGGTAGATAGTGAGACAGGAAGCAGCCCTACTTATACCTTGACGAACGGTGTTCTCTGGGTCAACAATGTTGGCACACCGATTTCTTGGATTAACAACGCCAGCACAGTTATCAATTGGGTAACTTCGTCTGGTTATGCCCTATATAAATCAGACGCACAACAGTACGGAAAGTATCTAGGGTTGACGATTACATCTAGCGACCCGGCTTTTGTATTTAACACGTTTGAGTTCGAACACGAATTGAGAGTGAGGTTCTAACATGACTGTCCCGTATACCTTCGGCACTGCCACCAGTTCTATCCCGTTGTCACAACTGGATACCAACTTCAACACACCTATCACGCTGGGTAACACTGCCGTCTATTTAGGTAACACAACCACCACGCTGAACGCGCTGACGCTTTCTAACGTCACTATCAGCAGCGGTAACGTCACCATCACAAACACGACTGTCGGTAACGTCAACGTCACCAGCACGTTAACTCTCACAGGCTTGACCGCCTCTACCGCACTTGCGCTGGATGCCAGCAAGAATGTAGTGAGCGTGACAAACACAGGTACAGGCAACAACGTGCTTGCTACCAGCCCCACACTTGTTACGCCTGTTTTGGGAACACCTACGTCTGTCACACTGACAAACGCTACCGGCCTTCCCCTATCTACAGGCGTTACCGGCACACTCCCCACTACCAACGGTGGTACAGGACTCACATCCTTCACTGCAAACGGTGTTGTATACGCATCCTCATCAAGTGCGCTTGCTACTGGTTCTGCGCTGACGTTTGATGGGACGAATTTAACGGTTAATTCTGGTGATTTCAGCATTTATAGCGGAGGCCCTACACGCAACCTCACAATGGGGCCAGCGTCTGCTGGTTTGCAATATAACGTAGACGGCAATCTTTACATAAACAGCCGCAGCGATGGTTATGCAACCGCTTTCAAAATTGGCGGCTCCGAACAAATGCGCCTAACCAGCACAGGGCTGGGTATTGGTACAAGTTCGCCTTCTGTGAAACTTCAGGTTTCTACATCTGGCGCTGGCATTCAGGAGCCTATGTGGTTGAATAACGCACAAGCAGTTGGTGCTGGCGTTGGCGCAAGACTGGTTTTTACAGGAACCACAAGCAACAACGGCTTGGCTGCTATTGATGGCGCTTTTGCTGGCGCTACGACTGCTGATGGCGGTTATATGGTGTTTAACACCAGAGCAGTCACTACTGGTGCTCTTACAGAACGGATGCGCCTCGACTCCAGTGGCAACCTTGGATTAGGTGTTACTCCTAGTGCTTGGGTATCCCCTGCTTTACCTGCTTTTGATATAGGCACAATGGGAGGGATTGCTGGTCAAACAAATGCTGCTAACTTGCATTTTTTGGCTAATGCTTATTTGGGTTCAGGGCCTGCATGGAAATATAAAACTTCAAACTATGCAAGTCGTTTTACTGCTGGTAATGATGCAGGTACTGGAGGTTTTTCTTGGTTTACCGCCCCCAGCGGCACAGCAGGTAATGCTATTACCTTCACACAAGCAATGACGCTTGATGCGAGTGGGAATTTGGGGGTTGGTACTACATCTCCAACATCAAAATTGACTGTTGGTGATAACACAGCGCCTGCGATTAACTTAAGCGACTCAGGCGGTGCTGTAAAAGCCAAGCTAGTTTACCGAAACAGCACGACAGGAAATCTTGAACTTACTAATGTCTTAGGTGATTCGCTGGTGTTTGGAACATCCAACACAGAACGCGCCCGTATAGACAGCAGTGGTAACTTTCTGATTGGTGGAACGTCGCTTGATAATCCTCAATCTTGGGGCCGTGTTGCTCAGATTATAAACAGCGGTTCTAATGGCTCTGCCATCTCTGTTAAAGATAGCAATAGTGAATACAACATTGCAACTTATAACTCGGCATTGATTTTTGCAAAGGGCGCAACAGAACGCGCCCGTATAGACAGCAGTGGTAGATTACTTATTGGCACATCTTCTCTGCCAAGTTCTACTGTTGCTGGTTTACAGTTAACTGGAACTGGCGGAGGTCAAATTAGTTCTTCGGGTAGTTCAACAACAACCTATAACCACTGGATTTTCCAAAACGGAAATGGAACCGTGGGTTCAATTTCTACTAACGGAACCGCAACCACTTACGCAACATCCTCTGATTACCGCTTAAAGAACAACCAAGCCCCGTTAACAGGTTCGGGCGCGTTCATTGATGCTCTGCAACCAAAGACTTGGGAGTGGGCGCAAGACGGTTCTAAAGGCGCAGGCTTTATTGCCCATGAGTTTGCAGAAGTATCTCCAAGTTCTGTTGTTGGTGAAAAAGACGCTGTGGACGCTGAAGGCAATCCTGTTTATCAAGCCATGCAAGCATCTTCACCTGAGGTTATTGCTAACTTGGTGGCTGAAATCCAATCTCTCCGTAAACGCCTTGCAGCACTAGAAGCCAAATAAGGAGCAACCATGATTCAAATTGACGGTAAAACACTTGACCTGACAAACCCCTCCTCATGGGGAAACAATGTCCAAATCAAGTATGGCGGGTTTATCCAGCAAACACAAAACGGTGTGACAACTCGATTTGGGCATGAGCCGAAATGTGCAAGCATCACAATGACATTGTTAGTAGACCCTCCAAAACCCGCACCCTGTAACTGCAACTTCAAAGGAAACTGAAATGACTATTCAAATCACATGGTCTGTAACCGCAATGGACTGCTACCCTCATGCTGACGGGCAAGCAGATGTTGTATTTGTGGTGCATTGGACTTGCGCTGGTACTGACGGCACTTACAACGCTTCTGTGTACAGCACTTGCGCTGTGCCTGCACCCGGTACTTCTTTCACGCCTTACGAAGACCTGACACAAGAACAAGTGCTGGGCTGGGTATGGGCTAACGGGGTTGACCAGACAGCTACTGAGGCTGCTGTAGAGCAACAGATTCAAAATCAGATTAACCCACCAGTGGTGCAACCTCCCCTTCCTTGGAGTGCATGATGGCTGTCAGCGCACCTTTCACGCCTTCCGGCAACACTGTCACCTTCACGGCTGCTACAAGCGCTCCTACGCCCGTACAGGCGGTTTCTACCACCCTTGGGGGCAATCAGTATCGTCTGCTCAACGCAGGCTCTGTGACCGTGTTTCTGGGTGTAGGCAACTCTGCTGCAAATGCAACTGCAAATGCGGTAGTAGCAACCACCTCGCAAGCCTGCATCCCTTTGTTAGCAGGTACAGATGAAATCATCACGTTCTTGCCTAACGCTTACTTCACAGGTATCACCGGCTCCAGCACAGGTGTGGTGTACATAACCCCCGGCGACGGCGACTGACCATGTTAAAGACGGTTTCATCTTTCCAAAATGCTATAGGCTCAATTGTCTACAGAGGCACTTGGAACGCTGCGACCAACACGCCAACACTGGTGTCTGGTGTTGGTAACAAGGGTGATTACTACGTAGTTTCCGTAGCAGGTTCTACAAACTTAGATGGCATCACAGATTGGCAAGTCGGTGATTGGGCCATCTTTAACGGATTGACTTGGCAGAAAGTAGATAACACTGACCAAGTTCTGTCTGTCAACGGGTATCAGGGTGTTGTTGTCCTCAGCGCTGACGATGTAGGTGCGACTGCTAACACGACTTACGTGCTTGCGGGTGGCTTGCTGACAGGTGGTGGCAGGCTCAACGCCAACGTCACTATCAGCCTGACAAGCGTACCTGTTGCAAACGTACCCGGTGCTGTGCCTAACACGGTGAATGTGCTGGCAGGCACAGGATTGAGTGGTGGTGGTGCGCTCACAGGTAATGTCACCATCAATCTTGCAAATACCGCTGTCACAGCAGCCACTTACGGCACAGCCAGCAGTGTTTCTCAGATTACGTTTGACGCACAAGGCAGAGCTACCAGCGCCAGCAACGTAGCAATAGCGATTGCAAACACGGCTGTGTCGGGGCTGGGCACGATGTCTACCCAGAACAGTAACAACGTCAGCATCACAGGTGGCTCTATCAACGTGCAGTCAACAAACATGACAAGCACGACAAGCTCAACCGCTACGTTTGCCACATCCAGCTTGCCACTTGTGCCTGCGGGATACATTCAGGTCAATCTGAACGGTGTTGTTGTAAAAGTACCTTACTACGCTGTCTGATATGGACTATCAAGTTTTATTTAATCTGTCTGTAGCGATAGCTGCCTTTTTTGGTGGCTGGGTGCTTAACAACATTACTAAAACTTTAGAGCGTCTTGACAATGACGTTAGAAAGATGCCTCACGACTACGTAGGTAAAGAAGATTACCACCGTGATATTGACGAGATTAAAGACATCTGCAAGCAGATATTTGCCAAGCTAGACAACAAGGCAGATAAGTCATGAATAACGAGGCATTGTCGTATGTCAAGTTTGGAGATGTAGACGGTTTGGGTGAGTTCTTGTTTGAAAACGGCCTCCAGCACCAGTTGTTCTACGAAATCCTTGCTGACAGAGGCATCCTCATTCCTAAGTATCCAATTATTGATGCGGATACAAAGAACTTAGATGATTGGTTGTTTGTGCATAACCAAGAGCACGAGGCTCTGGCTGGCCTGCTGAACTTGGATAACCCGTTTCAGTTGCTGGACAACGATTGGAACGTGGAAGATGATTTCTATGATTGGATAGGTGTTCACCTGACCATTCATCAACAAATTGCGTCTGCTTTAGGAGTGTGAGATGGCTTTTGACTATAACTTGTTTTTTGGTAATGAAAGCCCAGAAGTTAAAGCAGAACAAGAAGCAAACTGGCAAAACTACGGTACGTCAAAATACTATGACTATCAACCGACACCGTATTCATATAGCCAGTTACTTGACGCATACAAAACCGTAGCCAACTTCCCCGGTGGCGCAGCCGTTGCAACTGCAAACTTGGTTTACGACGAAGGTGTGCCTTCATATGCACAAGATTACAAAGACATAGTTCAAATTGCAAACGATATTAAAAGCAATCCTAAAGAATTTGTACTTAAAAATAGCGGCAGCATATTTTCAATACTTTACTCTTCTAATGTTGACCCAACACCTTTTATTCAGACTGCTCAAAATTACGGGCTAAATCCACAAGAGCAATCTCAATTAAAATCAGCATCTGATGCTGGGCTTCAATACGCAAATTGGGGCAATCAACAAAAGCAAGATTTTCAAAACAGAAGGGGTAATCTGTTTGGCTCAAACAGTTTGGTTGGCACACTTGCCCCTATCGCTGCTGCCGTTGCTCTTCCCGGTGTAGGTGAGATGCTTGTACCTTCACTTATAAGTGCAGGTATACCTGCTGCTGTAGCCCCAACTGTAGGCGCTGCGCTTGCAAGTACTGCTGTGCAAGTAGCGCAAGGTGTGCCGCTAGAAACTGCTCTTAATAATGCAGCTATCTCATCTGTTGTGCAAACAGGCTCTACAGACGTAGCAAAAGAAATTGTAAAAGCAGGTGCTAATCCTACCTTTGCAAATGCAGTTACATCTGTAGGTGGCTCTGTTGTTTCTACCGCAGCGAGAGGTGGTACTGCTGATGACATCACCAGAAATGCTATAGGTGCGCTTGTAGGCTCTGGTGTGGCTACTGCATCTGATGGTGACAAAGCGTTAGCAAATGCTGCTGCCACACTTGCTTCTGGTGGTACAGCAACACAAGCATTAACGTCTTACGGCGCACAAATAGGCAGAGAGATAGGACAAGAGGCGGCAGCAACTCCTTCAGCCAGCGTTACCCCTTCTGCACAAACAACACCCGCAGCAGAGTCACCACTCGAACCTACTGCTGAAGTTGCACCTGCACCGTCTGTTGTAGAAACATCGCCAGTTGTTGCGGAAACTGCAACACAGCCGTCAATTCCTACTGACGTTTTTGCACAGCCAGATTACTCACAGTATCAATCGCCTACAGAAACGCCTAGTTTGCCTCCTGTAGAGGTTACAGCACAAGCTCCGACAGATGCACAAATCATTGACCTGATACAGACAGCAGACACAAATATAGCAGGGCCACTACCTACGGCTGGGCCATTACCCGTGACCCCTCCCGCTGATGTAAGCCCGAACTTGCCGCAAGTAGATGTAGTAGCTCAAGCTGAGCCTGAAGCAGTTATTGCTGACACGATTGCGCCTGTAACACCAGCAGTAGCACAAACACCGGCTGCACCTGTTACAGAAACTCCTTCACAAGCAGTTGCAGAAACTGCTCCTGCACCAAGTTTGCCAGAAGTCACGGTAACGGCAGAAAAAGAAGAGCCGGTTATTGTTGACACGACACAGCCTCCTCCAATTGACAAGCCACCAACTGCCCCCGCACCGGCAGAAGATACGGCTGTGGCAGAAGAAGAACCTCTTGCAGAAGAAAAGCCTACAAAACCTTACAAGCCTGAGTTATTCATTTTTGGCGGTGTTGCTCCCAAAAGCAGAGCCGTAAGTCGTGCTTTGTCTGCGCCGCTCAACGGTGTTTATCAATCTCCGCTACAGCAAGCATTGACATCGTTTGTGCCTGCTGGTGAAATTACGGGCGACCCTACCGGCAAAAAGCGGGAAAATGTGTGGAATGAGGCATCTCTGCGTTTGAAGGACGCATTAGGACTTTAATATGGCTACAGCACTCAAAAACCTAACCCGTCTGGGAACCAGCCCCCGGCAAATCGCTCGTCTGCTGCAAGCAAAAGCACCAGAAGGACACATGCTGGCCTACATCACGCCTGAAGAAGCTGATATTTTGAAGCAACGTGGCGGCAGTGGTAAGCCTCACGCAGACACAGGTGTGCCTTCTTTTGCTGTAGATGGCGAAGGTTTGGATTTTGAGACAGAAGCAGTACCTTACGGTGCTGAACCTGCCGATGCTGCTTATCCTACAGTATCTGCTGCACAACCTGAAATTTCTGTGCAAGCGCCAATTGATTACTCTGCTTATTCCACTGGCGCACCAACACAAGACATTCAATTAAGCTCCTTCCCGCAAATTCAAACACCTACAGCCGTCACGCCTGCTCAAATTTCACAAGCAACCCGTGAATTGCAAGCACCTGCTGCCGCTGGTGAGGAACTTGGCATTGCTGACAAGCTGGCAAAAGGTACTGGTTTGAGCAAAGACACGCTGGCTCGTTTGGGTCTGGCTGGTGGATTAGGTTTGTTAGGTGGCACACAAGCACGTAAAGCAGAAGCATCTGCACAAGCTGGTGCAGAAGAAATGAAGCAATTGGCTGCACCTTATCGTCAGCAAGGCCAGCAATTGCAAGCTGCTGCACAACGTGGCGAACTCACACCGACAGGTCAACAGTCTTTGCAAGCCCTGCAAGCACAACTGGCACAAGGCGCTACTGCTCGTGGCGGTGTTGGCACAGCACAAGCTGCCGCACAGGTCGAGGCTTTCCGTCAACAGTTGTTGCAAAACCAATATGACTACGGCTTGAAGCTCTCTGGCATTGGTGACAACATTGCTTTGGGTGCTATCAAAACAGGTATGCAAGCTGACAAGTATGTGCAAGACCTTAATAGTTCGTTCTACAGAAACATGGCAACAATTGCTGCTGGCGGCACTGGAAGAGGTGGTTAATCATGGCTGAAGAACTTGCACAACTGCCTACACCTACCCTGCCTAAAGGTCAGGGCAGGATTGGTTTCAAAGAAGCGATTGGCGTACAAGAACCTTTCTTGAAACGCAAAGCTGAATTGCAGCCACAAGTTACCGCTGCTGAAGGCGAGATTGCCAAAGCCCAACAAGCGCAAAAAGAACAAACTGCTTACGGCAAGTCTGTGGCACAGGAACAATTTGCCGCTGAGCAAGAAACTGCACAGAAGGCTTATCAAGAAAGAATTGAGAAAGAACCTCTGCCTGCTTTTGTGCCTACCAAAGACTCGGCACAAGATATTGCTGGCTTGTTTTCCCTGATTGGCGTGATTGGTATGCTGGTTGGTGGTGAAGGCAAGATGGCTGGTATGCGAGCTATGGGCGCGATGGATGGTATGCTTAAAGGCTACCGTGAAGGCCGCGCTGACCTGTACAAAAAAGAGCGTAACGAGTTTGAAGCTAACTTCAAAACCATGCTCAAAAAGCATGATGAGTTCCGCAGAGAAATGGATGATGCCGTTAAGCTGGCTGTAACCAACAAAGAGGCTGGTTTAGCTGCTGCTGAACTGGCTGCTGTTAAAGCTGGTAGCCCTATCGTGCAAGCACAGTTACGTAAAGGTGACTTGCTAGGTGCATACAAGCTGGTTGACGAATCGCAAAAAGGCGCACAAGAAGCATTGAAGTTAGAGAGTTCTGCGCGTGAAGCAGAAGCTCGTGAACGTGCATCTGAACGCCGTCACCGTGAAAGCATGGAGCAGCGTGAACGTATTGCAAAAGAGCAGGGT